TTCTAAAAGGAAGGGGCCAGTTTCCTGGCCCCTATTATATTACTCTTCAGCTAACTTCTTAAAGAAGTTCGGAAGCTCATCTTCCGAATCAGATGGGGTGAATACCTCATCCTCCTCGTTCCAAGCCTCCTTTTCCTTCTTGGCAGGAGCTGCCTTAGGACGGTAAGCGGCAACCTCTTCCACTTCCTCCTCCTCAACGGCTCGGCCAGCTGGAGTGGAGTGACCAAGAGCTTTAGCAAGACGACCGGAGAGATCTTCGTAGCTCTTGAACTCCTTCTTATCAATAAACTGAGTGAGCGAATGTTCACTGTGCCAGATCTTCTCCAAGATAGTATCATCGTGGCTAGCAAGTAGAGGAGCTGGACTATCAAACTCAGACTTATCGTAGTTACGATAGCCTTCAACCTTACGAATCTTCAACTTGAAGTCAGCGCCTTCCCACATATCAAACGGGTTGACTGACTTCTCATCTTCAAACTCAGGATACATTGCATTGTTGATCTTGTCGTAGATCTTCTTGCCATACTTGAACAAGAATACCTTACCTTCGTTGGAAGGGTTAGCAGGATCACGTACAACGTAGATGTTCGAGATGAAGTTTAACTTTCTCTTACGAGCAGAGACAATCTTCTTGTTTGAGTCGACACCACTGTTCCAGAGCTTTGTGTTCTCCTCACATGCAGGGCACTTCTCATTAAGAGTCGTAGGACAGTTCTCAATGAACCAGCCACCAGGACCCTGGAAGCCGTGAGAGAACACACGAACGAAAGGATTGTCTTCACCAGCAGGAGCTGGTAGGAAACGAATGACTGCGAAACCGTTTCCTGCTTGGTCAACGCCAGGCTGCCAGAAACGATTGTCTTCGTTACTACCACCCTGCTTGTCGTTGAGCTTCTTTACTGCGTCTGCCAACTTATCGAAGTCGGACTTACGACCGCGCTTTAACTGATCGAATGAACTTGCCATATAAATGTATCTCCGTATTAAATGTATAGTGTATAAACTTGTTCAATATAAACATAATATACACTATTTATCATAACTCTAAACGCCAAAATAGTCAACAGTTATCTTCTTTATCTTTTGCTTATCGTATTGAACAAATGGTTTGTACTTTTGTAGTTTGTTGTATTGAACAGGCCAGATCGCCGGGTCCATAATTTCCTTTTCCCAATAAGGAAAGAAATTTATTTGGGAATTCAGCAAGATTACCGTTTCTGGATAAATAGTAGTTCCCAATAAGAGTTTTAAGAGCTTTGGATGTTGACCATCCGCTACCCTCAGCGAATCATCTAGGTCTTGGGATAACTTCTTTAGGTCTTCCTCATAGATGTAACTTATAGAAGACTGTCTCTTCTTCCACTTTAAATAGAGTTCCTGACTGGTATCGAAAGAAACGATATCTCCGATCCAAGCGCTAGGATCATCAACAAAATGAGCAAGAAGAAGACCAAGCGGGTCAGGATGCTTTTGCATCTTCGCAAAAAAGTATTTGTCTTTCCTGACTTCAAAAGCTGTGAACTGAACCTTAACTTTTCCATTGTACCTAAAGTAGTCGTATGTTGTCTGAAAGTGATTTTTGATTGCTACGTAAAGCTGATACGCCTCGTACGGACTTTGAAGTTGCATCTGTATACCACTTAGGTGCTTTTCTATACTTCCATCGTGCGAATCTAGATTTACTTCCTATATAGAAATTTCTATAAGCCACGACTGGATCCTTATCCTTATATTCTTCAGGCATTGCCTGAACGAAGTCTTGTGTTCTTGTATGGGTAACTGGCATGTTGCATGGAGGACCGACAGTTGCCAAGTAATCAATAATCGATTGGCACGCATGCGTCTTCTTATACCTCATTGTGTACTCTTGACTCAATGCATAGGTATGAGTGAACAGCCAACTATAGTTACCAATGTCTTCTCTAATCCAAATGTTACATGGATGTTGAAAGTGGACGGCATGGTAAAGAATCTTGTCCCTACCATCGTCGAGTTTGTACCTAGGAACCATTCGCTTGCCAGAGTTGGATGGCTGCTTAGACATTACACCATCAAGAACTCTATGGCAAGTTGATAGCATTTGGACACTCTCTGTGACCATTTTAACAACATGCTGGTCACATAGCATCTGAGCTGCTATCACAGGGTCCTCATGTACAATGAATATGTTCATACCATAAATCCAAACTGATAAACAACTCTATTGACTGATCCTTTAATAACTTTCATTCTATGAACCAACCTTGAAGCATTAAAGCACCAGGCATCACAAATACCAACATCATACGACACTTTGTCGATAATGGGATTATAGCTGATATCAGTGTCTCTGTCAACCATTACATTAAATCTAAAATTAGTTTTACCATTGGCCAGGGGGTCATTGTGGGGCTGGATTCCTGCCCCAGGTTCAATCACACTAATAATCGTATTAAGTCGTGCGGCGTCATTACTGTTAAGTCCAATTGTAACAGCTATCCTTCTAGTAAGTTGACAAACAATGTCCGTTTCATACTGTGTGTTAAGGATATCAGCACTTCTACGTTTACCAAATGGTCGCCACCAGTTGATATGTAATGGAACTTTATTAGCTACATCTAAAAGCTCTAATCTCTCATCTTCTGAGATAAAATTTTTGTAGATAGTTGGTTGATCTAAACTCATTGATTGTCCACATCTACAGCAAACCCAAACTGGTATACAATCCTTGGTTCACTATCTTCTATGAATGGCATATAGTGAAGTATTGTATCAGCTGGGAAACACCACGCATCTCCTATCCTAATAGGGACAATCATTCTAACCTTGTTGTGAATAAAGTGGGGGTCATAGCAGCTGTGATCTGTTCTATTAACCATTATATTAAATCTAATATGTCTATAGTTCTCAAAACTTTGTGAAAAGTTTTCGTTTTCGTATGTGTCTTTGTGAATTTGAATGAAACCGCCAGGGAGAACAATATTTGCAACAAACCCATACAATGGGTCAACAGTATATTTTTTGTACTGTTGTAAATTTAAAGTATCTTCAATTCGCAATCTCAGTTTATGTATGAGGGGTTCGCTGTTGTATACATCAATATGATTCAAGGATAAGCTCCATCTAAGTTTACCCTTTACAGCCTCCTTTGCCTGCTCACTTTTTTCAAAGGCAAGCCTAATCCTATCCCATCTAAACATTCCTTTGCCATACTGATCCATTGCAAAGTTATATAAAATGTCACGCTCATCACTTGTAATAAATGATTGGAAGCGCTGTACATGACTTAAATAATTACCTAATCCCATAGGTTCTGATAGTACTTACCAAATAGCTTGAAACCATTGTTTAAGCGCTTATGGTACTTCTTATGCAACACAGCTGCCTCTTCTGGAGTAGTTGTCTTTGAGTAGTCGGGCTCATCATCAGAAAGCTTTTGCTCAAATGACCAAATCATTTCATCAAGTACCCAGTCCCAACGCTTGAAGTGGTTGGCGTCCACATCCCAATCGTTTTCCTTTAGAGGAGCAGATGTTGAGCGAAGCTCCTTAGGAACATCCTTATCATCAACATAGGGAGCACCATGCTTAGTATCCTTCAACTGCTTCAGCATAGGTGTAATGATATGGGCAAGCGTGCTATCCATTGACCACGTATCATACTTGTCAATCTTCACCTTGACGGTACGCTTCTTTTTAGAATCAATCCACAACAAGAACCTGTAAAGCAGTGTCTTACGTTCTTCTTTCTCTGTAATTCTATTGAGTAGAGTGTCAAGATCTTCATCTTTCTTCTCACGAACTTCTTCAACAGAACCATGGGCTAGCCACTCACCTAGTTTGAAGACAGTATCATCCTTATACTTGTCCTTCCAGAAAACAATCTTCTCTGCTAGTTGGTATGGACCAAACCAGTTTCTATATGGACCAATTGTAACTTTCATGCTAGATAGTACCTCAAGATACCTGCAAACAGTATAACACCAATAACACCATTGAGAATGATTAGTGCTCTATCATTCCATTTGAACCCAACATAGAACCAGCCGACTGCGCCAATCCAACTACAGATTAGATCTATGTAATGCAAATCAGTTAGACCGCTAGCTCTTACCGTGATACCAATCAGGGTAATTATACTAGCGGTCCACTTTACATACCAAGTAATATCATACTTGGGTGTAACTGAATCTACTTTTGTCACTGCTTCTTACGGCGAGCCTTACGCTTCTTGGAACCAAGCTTTGCTCGGCCCTTACCGTAACCCTTGATACCTGTTTTTGCTGGCATTGTATTAACCCTCTGGCTTGAGATAGAAACCAGAATTGAAATTAGTAAGTTCTGGATCTGGATAGTTTAATTCAGGGTCACTAAAGTCAAGATTCATTGTACCATTGAACCCAACGTGACCCAAATTTTCCTTCTCCTGGTGACGTGGCTCTTTGAAGTCATTGACAATATCAAGATAGTCATCGATCTCAAAGCAGTAGCCACAAGCCTTCATAAAGTGAAGGACTTCCTCTAGCACTTGGCCAGCTGTAATGTCCTCACCATCAAAGTCAACATTAACACTCTTACCATCACGACGCATGGTAAGACTAAAGTAAGTCTTTCGATCAGCTTCGTCCATCATAATTCTGTCTCCCGCTTCTTCTGTTCTTTTTCAATAGCAACGAACAATCTCTCTTCTTCAAACTTCAATTGCTCTGTTGCCTCTTTAATGGCATTCATAAGAACAGCAACTTGCTGCTCAATCTTAACGTCTGCTTTCTTTCTATTTACTGCTAGGAGGCCTTCCGCGCAAACCTTAGATAGTTCGCTAGCCTCGAGCATCAAGTATTGAATTGTTTGCTGTCTTGAATCCATAATATTACTTCTTGGTGGGCCCAGTAGGATTTGAACCTACAATCAAAGGATTATGAGTCCTCTGCATTAACCGTTATGCTATAGGCCCTAAACTTTAGGACCTTTTGAATATTCGAGCAAACCAACTCTTCTTAGGAGGTTCTGCTTGCTCGCTTGTCGTGAACTGTGTGAATAAATCAGCTTCGGGTTCTTCCTGGACATCTGTATTGACATCCATCTCTAGAACTACATCTCTTAGAGTAAAGAAGCCACCCTGTGCCTTCAATGTTTCTGCCTTTGCTTTAGCATCAACGAAGTCACGGTACTGACCTTCTACATTCCAAAAGTTAAAAAACCACTTCTTGGTACGGTACTCAACATTCCACTTTCCGTCAATCACACGGACGCGAACCTTATTAATAGGTTTGAGTACTAGCTCTTTACCGAAGTAGTCGATTGTGTTCATTCACCACTCTCGTCAATGTTCTGGCCAACAGCCATCGTCCCACGCTTATTTACATAATCGCGATGATGGGTGTGGGCGGCTCTCCATAGGCGCTTGAGTTCACCGCGCTCTTGGTTATCCCTAACCCAACCATATGCCTGTTCCATAGCAAGCATTCTCTTTAGGGAACGAGGAAAGTCAGATTGGAAGTCACTTCTGTTAGCCATATTAGTTATTAACCTCAATATCACGAATCTCATTCGTTACAGCTCTAGAAGCTTCGGCCATACTAGGTGCCTGTTGGGTAGCCTGGAGCTGCTGCTGAGCCTGGACTGAAATGTTATTAATCAAGCCCATAGAAACCTTAGCTGGAAGTTCTGCCAATGCATTGAGAACAAGATTTACATCTTCAACACTCAATACAAGATTTACTTTTACATCATTTGCCATATTAATTAGTCCTTAAATAGAAATATTTAGCTTAGATAGTATACAAGAAACATTTGAAATAATCAACACCTAAAAATAAAATCTGTTCCAAATCTTACCTGCAACCTTGTTATGTTCTTTCGCTATCTTTCTAAGAGCATCTGTTATGTTGTCAAGCCGCTCCCGTTCATTATAGTAAATCCGTCTTCGCTCATCCAATAGTTCTTGTGTTGAACCTACTATAACATCACGAAGATTGATTTGTATGAAAGGCTTATCATTGCCTGCAACGTAGACGTCCAAAATAATATCACCACAATCATATTTTACCTTAACATCTATATCTATATTCATTTGATTGTTTTGGAACTGTCTGCTACAGACTTATCGTTTCTAACTTCAATGAACACAGGAAGAAAGAGACTCCAAACACCAGTCCTCTGGTCAACAATCTTACCATTATACTTAATGGCAATAACCTTACCAATGGCATCCTTACCAATCGTATTACGATGGTGGTCTGTAAATCCAGTGCC